CTGGGATACTAAAGGGGTTGACGCATGTTGTGAATAGCACATAAGGTGAGGTTGCCATTGCTGTGTAGTTAATTAAGAGCATACATCGTCCATGGACAGGGATTGTGATTTGCACGACTTATCTGTTGGACATGGACACAGTTTCATCGCACACTAACGAGGGCACTCTAACTCCACTAACGTCCTTAGCAAAGGGGTTAACTATTCCTAATTGGTATCACATCTCTGCAACGTTTTCATCTGATTATACGTGGGACATTTGTTTCCCAAGGTGAATGAGATGGTCTGGCAGTTGTTCGACTTTGTGCTTGAGCTCACGCAGGTCTTCAGTAGTTTAAGCTAGCTGCAAATCTCTGTCTGAGTCATTAGGTGTTGGGCCTCACATTACCATCTCATAATCATCTTGCGGTTCTTGTTCCTCAGGACCTCACATTCACATGACTACTCCAGGTTTGAATCTTGTTGTGTCAATATTAGCTATTTTGAGGATCGGCTCATAAGCTGAAGGGGAATACAGTGGTCCCACAGCTGCTTTGTACCATTTGTCTTAGGCGTCACCGGCATTTCAAGCTGCTACATCAAAATTTAGTCCGAGTTTAGAATTATGTGCGGTGAAAGGTCTAATTAAAGCCCTTGCTTGTTGCTTTCCGAAGCCTTTTAAGATATCATAGTAATTTGATTGCAGATGTACACCAACTCCTAACAGGGCTAAGCCAAGAAGTATGTTGTAGGTCTCCATTCGCTACTTATCATTCGACACAATCCAGAAACGATTGTTTCCGTTTTCGACTGTGAATTAGCCAAGCAATGGTAAGAGTGACTCTCTTAATGCTGTTAACTAATCTGCAGTCTTTTTGCTGTCTACATTTCTTAACATCTTGACAAAATCTTGTCACGTTGCTAATTTCTCCATTAATTTAATGATAGGTGTTAATCGTCGATAACAACCCGCTTGGCTCCTTCTCCAAAGAAAAAGGTATCTGTGAACAAGCCAGCAGCAAATTCTGCTTTGAGATCTCAAACTCAAACATGTGCTCACTCATAAACTTGGTGAACTCGCAGTCATTACAATCTGGGCATCTGTGGTAGTCTACTGACTATATCAGAAAAGAAAACGTTGGCATCATGGACTTTATTAAACAATCAATGCTTGTTGTCCTTCATTGGCTTTCCTTTTGTATTAGCTGGCTCATAATTTTAAAATATGAGTGGGTAATCAGCGGATCTACACATTTTAAAAAGGGAGAAGCCAATATCCTTGACTAAACATTGAAGCTCTTTTCCGTATATTTCATCAAAAAGTTGCCCTCCTAAGACGGTTCTATGATTGAATAAAGCCTTATACTATCGTTCTTTGTCCACATATCAGGGCGTAGTGTCTCGGCCAGTGTGGTACTTAATGAGTTTAAGGAGGTGTTCAAAGAGAGCTAACATCGTAAGGCAACCTCAGTATTCCTCAGCATAAGACAAAATTTTTCCCGTGAGATATTCATAGTTTTTGAGAGAATTTGGTACATTTTTGTTACTGACTGCCCATCCGAGTTTCATCAACGTAGCACCTGGGTCCTTAAAAGAAACAAGTTCACCCTAGTACTCTTAGAGAATCTGCTTGCAAAAAGTGGTACCAGTAATTCCTTGTCTGATTGTTATGGTGTTGTCTAATCCCAAAGATGATTGAACCGAGGCAGTGTAATGTAAGAAGACTTCATCGTTACACGCAATGACGCTGTCATCACCTTCAGTTAAGTAGAAAACATCCGACAACTTCGTATAGGTAGACCTTGCAAATTCTATAGTAAGTTTATTGAGAAGCGTGTTACCAAGAGATGTAAACATTTCACCGGACTTGCGCGGACGCATATCTACAAATTGTATTTATCCCTGGCTTGAGGTAACTCATTATGGCAGTGAATGCGCATTCAGGTAAAAGTCATAGAACTCTGGGCAAATTCACTTGATTAGCATTAGTTCTATTTGGAGCAAGCATTGTTTCTGGGAGGCGTCATAGCAAGAAAAATCACATTCGGCAGAGTATTCAAACCCTCATAATTTCTGCAGTTGATGCCATCGTTGTTCAGGGTTCATGCACTTGATAAAATTCGGGTCAAGGTAAACCTAGTCAACGACGAGGTCATAAATGGGGCCAGTAACAAATCTGAGAGAATCTTCTGTTGCTTATATAGCTCATGAAATAGCTCATTCTCCAGCAAGGATTTCCGATTTGACAAACATTTTACTGCCAACCCGCATTTACTAATCACATAAGTCTCATTCTAGAGTCTTTGCGTACTACTTTTTCACATAGCTGGGCTTGTTGTCCATCTCTTCTATGTATTAGAAAGACTCGCGTCGCCAGTTTTCATATACTTCAGCAGATCTGTCTGATTTAACGTAGTTTTAATTGATGAAGTCTTGTGCAAATTTGAGGAATTTTTCTGTTGCGGTTGAGATGGGTAAAAGATTACTGGCATTCGTTCTGTAAATGGCAGCCTCTGCAAGATTGTGAGTACAGGACGTGTGCCAGCACACTGGTAAGTCGAAAATTGGGCCACATTGAAAGGTTTTCTTTGTTTCGCATTCTGAAGTTATGAGGCGCTTAATCTTGAAATAGTCAACTGGTGGTGGCTAAACAGGAGTGCCGGCACAAGTAGACGTTAGCTAATAGTACCCGGTTTTCTCATCAATCACAATTTAGCTTGGTTAAGGCAGCGCAGAATCTAATCATATTTCCTG